CCACCGTGGGAGATATATAACTGCCGCTGTACGCTGATTGCCGCCGTGGATGGGGTAGATACATCAGACGGGCTGCGTAGGACACGCGACGGGCTTATATCTGACATGACATATGCTCAGTGGGAAGCATCGAAGCAGGGATACAGCGGCAAACAGTTATCCCCATATCACATGGGGAGCGAAAAATCTGCAAAGGATGTTACGAAGAAATACATAGATTCTGCCAAGCCCCGCATGGGTAAGGTGCGATACGAGAACGGATACCGCTCCAAAACCCACAAAGAAGAAATAAATGTAGCAAATCAAATTAGAGAGCTGTTCGGCGGGAAAATTGTGCTACTGAAAGAATCGCAGACGCCAGGTATGCAAATGCCAGACATGCTGTGGAAAGGGAAGCAATGGGAAATAAAGTCGATTTCCACAGAAAAAGCCGCAGATAGCGCTCTGCGCAAAGCGATAAAGCAGATACACGGGAATCAAGGAGGGGTGATTTTTGATGTTGCCGATGGGATTGATAAGAAAAAACTAATTGATGTATTGGATGCGAGAGCAACAAGAAGCAAATCGTTTAATGCAGATATAATTGCGCTGCATAACGGGGCTGTCCTCTTTGTGCGGCGATATAAAAAATGAGGCAACCCCCCACCAGAACGGGCGGAGGATTACCTCGATAAAACGGAAACATGAGTTTCCTCATAGACAGTATATGCAATTTCCGTAAAATAGTCAAGAGGGATTTGAAAATGAGCGTTAAAATCCAAGACAACAGCAAAGAGATTTCTGCCGAAATTAAGGCGGCGCTGCTGCGCGGGCTTGAAAAGTGCGGACTGGTGGCAGAGGGATATGCAAAAAAGCTGTGCCCCGTTGACACCGGCAATCTGCGCAACAGCATTACTCATGTGGTAGACGAGCAGGAACCGGCGGCAATCATCGGAACGGATTCTGAGTACGGTGCGTATGTGGAATTAGGAACCGGCATTTACGCCGAAGGTGGCGGCGGACGGCCTACACCGTGGGTGTATCAGGACGCAAAGGGAAATTGGCATTACACGCGTGGCAACAAGGCACAGCCGTTTTTGAAACCTGCTGCCGCCGACCATGCCATCCAATACCGGAAGATATTGGAGGACGAACTGAAATAGGAGCTAATTGCTTACAAATTGTATGCAGTTGGCTCTTTTTGTTAATTACCGCAAAGGACAGCGGTTTTTATAAGACTATCGTTTCCGAAGGAACGGAACCGAAGAAAAGGAGATAGTGTCATGGCACTTACACGAAAACTTTTGAAGGGTATGGGGCTTACCGATGAGCAGGTTGATACCATCATCGAGGCGCATACCGACACCGTGGACGGCCTAAAGGCGGATGTGACCCGCTACAAGGCCGATGCGGAGAAGCTGCCCGGCGTTCAGAAGCAGTTGGACGACCTCAAGGCAGCGGGTGACGGCGGTTACAAGGAGAAGTACGAGAAGGAACACTCGGCCTTTGAAGCCTTTAAGACCGACATCACGGCAAAGGAAAGCAAGGCGGCAAAGGAAAAGGCCGTGCGTGCTTACTTTGAGAGCAAAAACATCACCGGCGCGAATTTGGACCTTGCGATGCGCGGCTGTGTCGAAGAAATGGCCGCATTGGAGATGGACGGCGACAAGATCAAGGACACCAAGAGCCTTGATGCGCTCGTAGACGGCACCTACAAGGGGCTTGTCTCCACCACACAGACGCACGGAGCGAATCCCGCCAACCCCCCGGCAAACACCGGCGGCGCAAAATCCCGAGAGGACATCTACAAGAAGGACGATAAAGGCCGCTATGTGATGTCTACGGCGGAGCGCCAGAAAGCGCTTGCCGATCTGATGGCAAGCGAAAATAACTGATTTTTTGAAAGGAGCTATTTATGGCTGCGAAAACTAACGTAACAACTTCTGCACAGTTTACCACTTCCGCCCGTGAGGTGGATTTCGTGTCCCGCTTCGCCGATAACTGGGACGCACTGCGTAACATCATGGGCATTATGCGCCCCATTCGCAAGGCCCCCGGCACGAAGCTGGTTTCCTACAAGGCCAGCGTGGACGGTGGCCTCAAGGGCGGCACCGTGGCAGAGGGTGACGAGATCCCCTTCACCAAGATGAAGGTGGATCCTGTTGCCTACGGCGATATCGACATTAACAAGTACGCCAAGAGCGTGACCATCGAGAGTGTCGCAAAGTACGGCGCTGACGTTGCCGTGGAGAAGACCGACGAGGCTTTCCTTGTGGCCCTGCAGAACAAGGTCCTGACCGACTTCTACACCTTCCTCGGTACCGGCACTTTGAAGGTGACCGAGAAAACGTGGCAGCGTGCTCTGGCTATGGCTAAGGGCAAGGTGCTGGACAAGTTTGCCGGTCTGGATAAGGACGTGACCGAGGTGGTGGGCTTTGCCAATATCATCGACGCTTACGATTACCTGGGCGACAAGGAGATCACCGTGCAGACGATGTTCGGCATCAACTACGTGGAGAACTTCATGGGCTACCGCACCATGTTCCTGCTGCCCGAGAAGTACATCGCCTCCAAGAAGGTGATCGCTCTGCCCGTGGAGAACATCGACCTGTACTATGTAGACCCGAGCGACAGCGACTTTGCCAAGCTGGGGCTGAATTACACCGTGAAGGGCGAGACCAACCTGATCGGCGTCCATGTTGACGGCGATTACAGCCGCGCCACGGGCGATATGTACGCCATCATGGGCATGAAGCTGTGGGCTGAGTATCTGGACGGCATTGCCGTGGCTACCGTTTCTGTGGCCGGCGCGGGCTAAATAGGAGGGCAGCGTAATGCTTGAACAAGTCTTACGGCACTTGAACAACTGGTTCCTTGTGGAGATTCACGAGGGCACGTTCGCCGTGGAGAACGGCAGCATTGCGCTGCCCTTTCTCCTGAACAATCAATATTTCCGCATCTGCGGCTCTGTGTTTAATGACGGTCTGCATCAATATCCGGCGGCTGACCTTACGGATGAAACCTTTACCGGAACGGTGTGGGTGTTGGCTGTTCCGAAGGCTGTGGTTTTGCTTGCCGAAGATATCGCCGCGTGGGAAGAAAAGAACGGTGAAGCCGTTTTAAGCCCGTACACGAGCGAAAGCTTCGGCGGGTACAGTTACACAAAGGCAAGCGGCGGAAATGCCGACACGAGCGCCGGGACGGGCTGGCAGGGCGCTTTTAAAGGCCGGTTAAATGACTGGCGCAAGCTCAAGGGGGTGGAACCGTGAGTTTACTGGACGATTTTTCCCACAAGTGCATTTTGATGGAGAAAAAGCGCACGCCTGACGGAGCGGGCGGCTACATCACCGCGTGGGAAGAGGGAGCGGAGTTCCTCAATTACCAGTCTCTTGACACATCGATGGAGGCGCGAAAAGCGGAAAAGGACGGTGTTACCTCGGTATATTCCGCACTGGTCAATCAGCGCGTTCCCATCGAGTACAACGATTATTTCCGCGATACGGAAACGGGGATTACCTATCGTGTGACCTCGAATCCCGAGGAAAAAGCTGCGCCAAGGTCTGCGGGGGCGACCGTCCGAGCACTGAAATTCTTCACCGCCGAACGAAAGGAGCTGCCGAAATGACAAAGGACAAGGCACTCCATGCGTGGTTTTCCCAATTCCTCCCGTCGTATCCGACCTCGAATGTGCCGGAAGACGCGACCTTTCCGTGGCTGACCTATGAGCTTATCACCGGATCATGGGAGAGCGGCGAAATCGCGCTGACGGTCAGCCTTTGGTATTACACCGAGAGCGAAGCGATGCCCAACGCAAAGGCACAAGAAATCAGCGACGCAATCGGCATGGGCGGCTGTATGGTCGCCTATGACGGCGGAGCAATGTGGATCAAGCGTGGCTCCCCGTGGTGTCAGAATATCGCGGACGAAGGCGATAAAAACTTCAAGCGGCGGTATCTCAACATTACGGTTGAGTTCCTGTCGCAAAACTGATGAAAGGACAACGACATGAAATTTACCAAGATTCCTGCTGATACTTTTCAGAAGCTTCAGATTAACGCCGGTATTCTTACGACCGACTTCACACCGGCTACCGGCACCATCGGCGAGGCGGGGCAGATCGGCGCAACGACCGGCGGCATTAGCTATAGCGCAACGCCCACTTATAAGGACTATGGAGAGGACATCGACAACTGCCCCAAGAATACCAAGGAGCTGATAGAGGTGGACAGCTGGGAGGCAAAAGCCAGCGGTACATTTGCAATTGCAGATACTGCAATTGCTAAGAGCCTCTGCGGGGCGGCGGATATCGATACGGCAGATGCCACCAAGATCACACCGAGAAACTATCTCAAGGATTCCGACTTTAATGACATTTGGATTGTGGGTGACTACTCCGATATGAACGGGGAAACAAATGGAGGCTTTATTGCCATCCATCTGATGAATGCGCTTTCTACGGGTGGATTCCAAATGAAAACAGCTGACAAAGCGAAGGGACAGTTTGCTTTTGAGTACACCGCTCACTACTCCATGAGCGCACAGGACACTGTGCCATTTGAAATCTACATCAAGGCCGGTACGGCGGAGGCGTAACACCATGAAACTGTCAAAAATTAAAGGGGAGCGAGTGTTTGATGTTATCGCAGACATTATCAATCCTATTGCCAACATAGCCGAGGACAAAGAAGCCGCAGCGTTGTTTCAGCGGCAGAAGCTCCCGGATGGCGTAAATGCAAAGGACTTTGTGTTGGCAAGGGTTAAGAAATCTGCTCCGCTGCTTTTGCGTGGACACAAGAAAGATCTGATTGCAATTTTGGCGGCTGTGGAAGGCGTGACTGCAAAAAAATATGCCGCTGGGCTGACGCTTGCCAAGTTGCTGGTTGATGTTACTGAGCTTATGACGGACGAGGCCTTTACGGACCTTTTTACATCTGCGCAGACCGAGACGGCAGAAACGCCGTCCGGCTCTGTGCAGGAGAATATCGGGGAAGCCAAAGAGTAAAGCCATTTCTGGCATACTGTGTAGCGCGGTACAAGCAGGATGCAGAAGAAAAAGCATATCGAATTTATTCTGCTGACCTGCTTAAAGCAATATGCGAGCGATGCGCAGGCGTTTCAATCGATAAGCGATATATTGAAATTATAGATGTGAGCAAAAAAGACAATCGCTCCTGTGAAGAAATCACCAGCGATATTGTCAATCGTTGCGGGTTACAAGTTAAAAAAGCCGCCCCGTGAAGGGGCGGCGGGCGAATATGCGTTACTTGAGGACATAATCAGAAATCATTCTTCCGATTTTCCCGATGTCTGTGGCTCCCTTAAACTCGAACTTTGCGACATAACCATTGGAGAATGTCAGAACAAGTTCGCTATCCGGGATGATTTCGGCAAAGCCTGGGGTTTGCACGGAGAAAAACTGCACTTTCGAATAGGGCATAGAGCTGAAGGACTTGCGCTTTCCCGTAATCCCCTGTACATCAACCGATATGACTCGCTTGTTAGTAAAAATCAGCTGGTCGCGTACGGTCTTAAATGCGGCAGCGATTTCTTCCCCATCAATCAATAGGCCATTCACTTCACCACGCACATCGGAAACGGGAATCGGCTTTAAGTCCCACGCAGAATCTTTGTTAAAACTTATCATAAATAAGCCCTCCTTGCCGATAGCATACCATACTACCAATGGAATGTCACGAATAAAATTTCAGAATTTACAAAGAGAGCGAGGTGAACGCATGAATCTTCTTGATCTGTTTGTGAAAATAGCTGTGCAAGACGAGGCAAGCGAAAATGTAGAGACATTATCAGGAAAATTAAAAAATGGGCTTGCCACTGCGGCTAAAGTCGGCGCCGCAGCTGTAGGTGTGGCTGCCACCGGCATTGCCGCGCTTACGAAAAACGCACTTAACAACTATGCTGACTACGAACAGCTTGTCGGTGGCGTTGATACGCTATTCAAGGATAGCTCAGCAAAAGTTCAAGAATATGCAGCAAATGCATATAAGACTGCCGGCCTATCCGCTAACGAATATATGGACACAGTTACAAGTTTCTCTGCGTCCTTGCTGCAATCGCTTGGCGGTGATACAGCGGCGGCGGCAGACATGGCTGATGTTGCAATCACGGATATGTCTGACAATGCAAATAAAATGGGCACGGATATGGCGTCTATCCAGAACGCCTATCAGGGGTTTGCAAAGCAGAACTATACCATGCTTGATAACCTGAAGCTTGGCTATGGTGGAACAAAAGAAGAAATGCAGCGCCTTATTGACGATGCAAACACGCTAAACGCGGCTCAGGGTAAATACACGAATTACAGCATTGAAAGCTATGCGGATATTGTCAGCGCAATCCATGATGTTCAAGTTGAAATGGGCATATACAAAACAACGGCAGATGAAGCGGATCGGACTATTCAAGGTTCTGCTTCATCCATGAAGTCCGCATGGGGTAATCTGCTGGTTGGCATTGCTGACGATAACGCCGATTTTAAGACACTTACAGAGCAGTTTGTTGATAGTCTTGTTACCGTTGGCAAGAACATTATCCAGCGCATTAGTGTCATCTTGGGCGGCATTTCAAAGTTGGTCACATCTGCATCTACCACGATTATCCCGATGGTCATTACCACCATAACAGATAACTTACCTATGCTTTTGCAGGCAGCCGTAACTCTTGTTGGGGCATTAGGGCAAGGAATCATTGACAACTTGCCAGCCATCACGCAGGCGGCAATCGACATTCTTTTCTTCCTTGCAAATGGCCTGATAGAAAACCTGCCCACGCTCATTGACGGCATTGTGCAAGTGACCCTGACGATTGTGCAAATGCTGACAAGCCCGGACTTTTTGACGCAGCTCATTGAAACGGCAATCTTGTTGATTGTGACGCTGGCAAACGGGCTGATTGCCGCGATCCCACAACTTATTGCGGCAGTACCTCTGATTATCGGCAACTTGCTTGCCGCAATCATTGTTGAGCTGCCAAACATCATTCAGATGGGCATTGATCTCCTGTTTGCGCTGATAGACGGAATTATTCAGTGCATCCCGGAATTGGTGGCGGCGGTTCCAACACTGATTATTGCGTTTATCAACGGCATTGTTAATAACCTTGATAAGATTATCCTTGCCGCACCGCAAATCATTGTATCGCTGATTACCGGAATCATCGGGGCAATCCCGGAACTGGTTGCAGCTGTCCCGCGTATTATCGCGGCCATTGCTGACACGATTCGGAAGTACGACTGGGGCGGCATCGGCAAAAACATCGTTCAGGGTTTGAAAAACGGCATCGCCGGAATGTGGGGTAACATCAAAAACTGGTTTAATGACAAGGTAAACAGCCTCGTTAGCGGCGTAAAGCGCATTTTGGGCATCCACTCCCCGTCTAAGGTATTTGCCGGTATCGGCGGCTTTATGGCCGAAGGCTTGGGCGAAGGATTTGACGATCAATTCGGGGCCGTAAAAAAGGGCATTGAAAACAGCATGAACTTTGACGCTGGCATCATTACGGCAGATGCAAACATCAGCAGGCACGATACAAGCGGTTCTTACGGAGCGGCAAGCACAAGCGGTGGCGGCGATTCTGGCAAAATTGTAATGCTGCTGGAACAGTATTTGCCTATGTTGGCAAATATGAAAGTCATCATGGACAGCGGTCAGGTTGTCGGTTTGCTTGCCCCCGGCATGGATGAAGAACTGGCCAAAATCAACGCAAGGAGGGCGAGGACCGTATGATGGGGAAAGTATTTTTTGACGGAAAAGACACCTACACAGAATACGGCCTGCTGCTTGCAAGCAAGTCCATAGCTCTGCCGGAAGTCCGCACGAACATGATCGATGTTCCGGGCCGGGACGGCCTGCTGGATGCATCCGAAGTGCTGACCGGAGAAGTCACCTATAAGAACCGTACTATTACACTGAAGCTCACCGGCGTGGACACGGTGAGCGGCAAGACATGGCCTGCTACGATTTCCGATTTCTGCAACAAAGTCCACGGCAAGCACGTTAAAATAACATTCCCCGAGGACACCGCCCATTTTTACAGTGGGCGGTGCTCCGTTGGGCAAGTGGAGCTTGTCAAAATGATGCAGACCATCCCGGTCACGGTTGACTGCGACCCGTGGAAATACAAGAACGCAAAAACCACTGTTTCCCGCTCTGATTTGGACACGGCGTATAAACAGCTTGCGCTACCGAATGAAAGCCGCCCTGTTATCCCAACAATCACGGTGGCGCAAGATACCGTATTGCTTTGGGGCGGCAACACAATCAACGTCAGCGCAGGGGATCACATTTTGCCAGCCGTTAGGCTTGCGGCCGGCAACAACATCTTGAAAGCCAAAGTCGCAAGCGGAACGGGAAGTATCGCTGTGACGTATCAGGAGGCGAGTATGTAATGTATCAGCTAAAATACAAGGACTACATACTGCATGATATGCGCCTTGCGGATGAAAAACTAATCATCCGCGATCCTTCTGTGAAGCTGGCAGTAAGCAAGGCCGGGGAAATGTCCTTTACGGTGGACGCAGAACATCCCTATTTAAGCAATCTGCGCCGCATGAGCGGCCTTGTGGAGCTGCTGGACGGCACTTTGCCCATATATAGAGGGAGAATCACCAGCGATACAAAAGACTTCTATGGGGCGCACAAAATCGAAACAGAGGGCATTATGGCGGTACTGAATGACAGCATCATACCACCGTTCAACTTTCCAGAGGACTTTGCGGAGGACGATTCCTATAAGGCCGCCGCCGCAAGCGGGAATGTGGTGGAGTTTTTCTTCCGCTGGATTCTGTCACAGCACAATGCGCAGGTGACCGCAGAGCAGCAGATCAAGCCCGGCGTGATTACCGTGTCCGACCAGAACAATTACATTACCCGCAGCTCTGAGGAGTACGCCACGGCGATGTCCACGATATCCGACAAGCTGATTAAATCGGCTTTGGGCGGGTATCTCCTGATTCGATATGAGAATGACGGGAACTATCTGGATTATTACGCTGCGTTGCCGCTCACAAATACGCAGTCTGTGGAATTTGCTGAGAATCTCCTTGACCTTTCCAGCGAGACGGACGGAACAAACATTTACACCGCTATTCTGGCAGAGGGCAAGGACGGCTTGACCATCGAAGCGCTGCCAGATGGTGATTTGACAGATGACCTTGTTAAATCCGGGCTTACTATTTATAGTAAGTCTGGCATGGTCACATACGGGCGCATTACCCGGCACATCAAATGGGATGATGTGACTGTTGCCGCCAACCTTCAGACCAAGGCGAAGGCGGCGCTGGCTGACAATGGCCTGTCCATGCCGGAGACCATCACCTGCAAGGCGGTTGATTTGGGCTGGCAAGATGGCATCCAGCATTTCCGGGTGGGCCGGATGACGGCCCTTTTCAGCACTCCGCACGGCTACAGCGCATCCTATCCGCTGATGGAGCTGGCCCCGGATATTCTTGACCCCGGCAACACACAAATCACGCTGGGCGCTACCCAGCAAACCTACACGGGGGCGCAGATAGATGCCAAGCGTGAAACGGATAAACGCATCGAAAGCACACGGCAGGAGATTTCTGAGCGGGTGGACGAATCTTCAAGCCAAGTGATTCAGGCCACACACCAGCAGATTACCGATCTGCAGCAGAATGTCAACTCCATCATCCTGTCCGCTCTGGAAAACTATGTAGAAACCGGGGATTTTGACAGCTACAAAGAGGAGGTCAGCACAAAGCTGTCTGTGCTGACTGACCAGCTGAGCATTGACATCACTAAGGTAACCGAGCGCATTGACAAGGTGGACGGCGATCTGCAAAGCAAGTACAGCGAGATCACAAAGGCTTTCCGGTTTACGTCTGACGGCCTAATCATTGGCGAAACGGGCAATGAAATCCTGCTGCGGCTGGATAATGATGTGTTGCAGTTTGTCCGCAACAACACACCGGAGTTGCAGATCACCGCAGAGGGCGTGGAAGCAATGCGTATCAAGGTATCTATCCTCTGCATCGGTAACGTGGTTTGGACGGAGGACGAAAACGGCGATGTAATTGCCAGTTGACAGGAGTTGAGAACATGGCGTCCATTTACAGCAGCACAAACAAAGGCTGGCGCTTGCGTCTGGATTGGTCAATCACAGGCCAGTCTATCGCAGACAACAAAAGTACATTAAGTCTTGATTTGTGGGTATATGACGGAACCGGATATTCCCAAAACGAGAGCAGCGGCGAAGCGTATTATATACTTCAGGGCGAAAAACGATGGAATCCGTATAATTACAGTTCCACCGGATGGTACAAACTGGGCAGTAAGACTATTACAGTCAGCCACAATGCAGACGGTACGAAAAGTATTGCGCTGACAGCGGAATGGGACTGTGGCTTTGACAGTTCCTACACGCCACGCCATTTGTCCTTGTCGGAAACGGTGACGCTGACCACCATTCCGAGAGCATCAACAGCCACAACCAGCGGTGACACGCTGGGAAAGACATTGGCTATCACCATCAAGAGGGCAAGCAGCAGCTTTACGCACAAACTCTATTACACCTGCGGCAGCGTCAAGGATCAACTGATTGCCGAAAATGTAGGCACATCGTACAGTTGGAACGCACCGCCTGTGTCTCTGGCACAGCAAGCGCCAAACGCAGAGACTGTGGCGCTCACACTCACGGTCAAGACGTACAACGGCAGCACCTATGTTGGGGCGTGGTCAACGGCTGTTAAGCTTGCCGTGCCGTCAACCGTGGTTCCGGCCCTGTCTGTTGCAATCAGCGATTCAACAGGAGTGTCCGACACCTATGGTGGATATGTTCAGCTGCGTAGCAAGGTCAAGGTAGATATCACCGCATCCGGGGCGCAAGGCAGCACTATCAAGTCATACAGTATCAAGGTGGGCGGCATCTACGCTGCTACATCAGCCAGTGGGACAACGGACTATTTGCCCGGTTCTGGCGAACTGACTGTTTCCTGTGCTGTCACAGATAGCCGGGGGCGCACGACTACAAAGACACAAAGTATCACTGTCCTTGCTTACAGCAAACCAGCAATTACTGCTATTTCTGCCGCCCGTTGCAATGCCGATGGAACAGCAAACCGGGCTGGCACTTATGGCAAGGTGACTTTCTCAGGGGCCATTACTTCGCTTTCTGCCAAAAACACCGCAGCATATGCGGTGCAGTATAGGGAAGTCGGCGCTGAAGATTGGACTACGGCAGGCCGACCGGCGGCGGGAAACTACGATCCTGCTGATATTTCTGCCGTGTTTGCCGCAGACAAAAGCAAGCGCTACGAAGTTCGGGTTGTGGCAACCGATGCATTTGAAAGCATTGGTTCCACGTTGCGTGACCTCCCGGCAGCGTATGCCATTTACCATCTGGCAAAGCATCTGCTGTCTGTGGGGCTGGGCCGTCTCTGTGACAAGGCAAACGCAATTCAAGTTGGGCTGGATGCTTATTTTGATAGGGATGTACAGATAGACGGTACACTGGCGGTAGGAGGGATGACGCTGCTTGATTATGCGCATCCGGTGGGGAGTGTATATATCTCTACTGCGGCCACCGACCCGGCCGATCTTTTTGGCGGCGGGACGTGGGAACGCATAAAGGATGTATTCCTGTTGGCTGCGGGTGATACATACGCAGCTGGGGCCAGCGGCGGAGAAGCAGCGCATACACTGACCGCAAATGAGATGCCGAGCCATACGCACAATCCGGCCAATCAGGCGGGGTATTACGGCTTTATCACCAACAGCCAGAAGGCGTTCACCGTGGGTGATATGGGCGTTCAGAGCGGCAGCGGGCGGTACTATCCCTACGCATCGGCGGCATTTGACATCAGCCGCAACACGGCGACCGGTGCGACCGGCGGCGGGAAGGCTCATAACAATATGCCGCCATATCTGACGGTGTATGCTTGGCGGCGAACAGCCTAATCGTCTCGCTGCGGGTCAGTGGGAAATGGAGGGAACCACCTTATAACATAGCCCCAGAGGAGAAAGGAAATTACTGAATGGAAACAATCGTCGTAGCTCTCATCACCGGCGGCCTGTCGCTGCTGGGGGTAATCATCACCAGCAACAAGACCACCCGTGATGTGCAGGCCAAGCTGGACACGCAGCAGGCTGTCACCGACACCAAACTGGACGAGCTGACCCGGGAAGTCCGGGAGCATAACAACTTCGCCCGGCGCGTTCCGGTGCTGGAGGAGCAGATCAAGGTCGCCAATCACAGGATAGAGGATTTGGAAAGATTATCCAACCACTAAGCATCGCAGATTTACAGTATGAGGAGGGATATATATGTATCGAGGTACGACCCCTACGCTGACATTCCAGCTACCCATCGACACGGGAAGTATCACGGTGCTGTCCATTGCCGTGGCTCAGGCCGGACAGGTTAAGATCGAAAAAACATTGCCGGATGTACATCTGGACGGGAATGTTGTCTCCTGCACACTGACGGAAGCCGAGACCCTGTCGCTTACTGCCGGGAGAGGCATTGACGCAAAGATACAGCTCCGGGTGGGCGTAGGCGGTCAGCGCATGGCATCTCAGGTGTTCACGGTGCCGGTGGAGCGTATCTTGCGGGATGGTGCGCTATGATCGAGTTTGACATAGCGTTCCGGCCCGGCGATGACTTCGCAGTCACCTTCGGCGGGGAAGTCCCTCTGGATGCTGAGATGGGTCAGGTGATGGAGGTGCTTGCTACCGAGGAGCGGACGGTGGAGCTGTCTATGCCCTCCGGCAATCAAGTCATCCTGCCCACCAGCAGCAAAGGCCTGCGTAAGGTGACGATTCAAAAACCGGACACTCTTTTGGCCGAGAACATCAAGAAGGATGTGGTGATCGGCGGCGTGACCGGAACTCTGGAGGGTGGCGGCAGCTTCAAGGCAGTGATAGAACGCACGGCTGTCAGCCCTACACTTCCGGGTGATTTGACGACCATTGGTTACAGTGCGTTTAGCGGTTGTCCCAACCTTGCATTAACCAGCCTGCCGTCTGGGGTAACAAGCATCAGTGACTATGCGTTTAATAATTGCCCCAACCTTGCATTAACCAGCTTGCCGTCTGGCATGACAAATATCGGTAGCTATGCGTTTCAAAGCTGCCCCAAACTTGCACTAACTAGTCTGCCGTCTGGAATAACACGCATCGGTTACTATGCGTTCAATGGTTGCCGCAACCTGGCAATAACTAGGCTGCCACCTGGGATAACGAACATTGGTTTCGGTGTGTTTGCTAATTGCACCGGGCTAACAAGTATTACATTCGAGGGAAACCCAAAGACCATCCACTCTTCTGCATTTAACGGGTGCTCCAACCTAACCACCATTTATGTTCCGTGGTCGCAGGGGCAAGTAGCAAATGCTCCTTGGGGTGCGAGCAATGCCACCATCGTTTACGATTATACTGAGAATTAAAAAAGGGAAGGAGACGGCAGTGAATGTACAATACCGACTAAACCGATAAGCAAAGACCTATCAACATTTTTTGTGTGCCCGACTCGGGCACGGAAAGGAGCAATTATGGAAACTTTTGGCATCGCAAGCGTGGCGGTTATCACCGTCATCACCTACCTCGTGGGGCTGGTGGGCAAGGCCAGCAGCATGAACGACAAGTGGATCCCCATCCTGTGCGGGGTCTGCGGCGGTCTGCTGGGGGCTGTCAGCTACTATCTGGCACCCATCCCGGACTTCCCGGCGGGCGACCCCATCACCGCCATTGCCGTGGGCATCGTCAGCGGTCTGGCGGCCACCGGCATCAATCAGGCTGTCAAGCAGCTGAGCAAGGGGGAGTGAGATATGGGTAAGCGCATCACTGCCGCATATCCCATCGCCAAGGCGGGCGGCATCCCCATCAATACCAGCATCCCGGCCAGCAAGGAGACCTATGACCGGCTGGGCGGGCGGGACGTGGCCTTTGTGGTGCTGCACTACACGGGCAACGTCAGCGACACCGCCAAGGCCAACTGCAAGTATTTCGCAGGCGGCGACCGGGAGGCCAGCGCACACTACTTTGTGGATGAGGACAGCATTTACCAGTCCGTACCGGCCTGTGACCGGGCGTGGGCGGTAGGCTCTCCCGCTCCGGTACATCCCCTCTGCCGCAACACCAACAGCATCTCCATCGAGATGTGCTGCTCCGGGAACTACCATGTTTCCGAGCGCACCAAGGCCAACGCTGCGGCACTGACGGCGGAGTTGTGTAAGCTGCTGGGCATCTCCGGTGTGGACACCTACGTCCTGCGGCACTACGACGTGACCGGGAAGTCCTGCCCCCGGCAGATGGCAGGGAAGAACAATGCGGAGTGGGAGGCGTTCAAGGCCAGCGTCAAGGCGCTGCTGGATGAGAAGCCCAAGCCCGCACCCGCACCGACGACGAAGGAGGAGACGATCAACATGGAACTGCGTATGCTGCGCCGTGGCATGGAGGGCAACGATGTCCGGGCCGCCATGCTGCTGATGAAGGACAAGGGCTATTACCCGGATGAAATTTGGAACGGCGACAAACTCTTTGGCCCCAAGATGGAGACCGGTCTGCGGAAGATGCAGGCTGACCACGACCTCGGCGTGGATGGCATCCTCGGTGCCGCCAGCTGGAATTTTCTGCTGAAATAAAGGATAAAATAAATCCACTGGAGGGCGCAGAGGACACCGCTACGCCGGCCTCACGCCCGTGCATAAACATCCGCACCTCCACGGCACACCGTGGGAAATGATAGATCAGCACAAAAGAATCCGCAAAAAACTATCCACTATGGCACCATGCCGCGCCACAGAAACAATCCGTGCGGTAGGGCTACCGGAAGACGAGGAAACCTGTGTAATTGACGTGGACATTTTTGGCCGCACCTGCGTACAGACGGCGGCAAAACTACATATCAGCGTAGATGGATTTTACAAATTGCGCCGCCGCGCATACCAAAAACTGGCGGATGCATTCAATTCCTAAAAGTAGCCGCGCCCTTTTTGGGTGCGGCTATTTTTCGTTTTTGCACACAATTGGTGTACACTGTAACTACATTATTGCAGAATCAAGGCAGAATCCGGGCAGTTTATTTGCCCGGATTTCTTTTATTATAGAGGCAAGGAGGCGGGAATATGTACGAGCGCTTAATCAAATGCGGGTTTACCGCGCAAATGGCGCAGGATATTTGCATTCTGTACGCAGACGATCCCCAGGGGCTTTTAGCGTATGTGGAAATTGCTGAAAGCCTATATAGGGGTTGCAATCATGTATAAATATTTTAATCCAAATCCCTGCGGGAAAAACGTGTCCGATTGCACTGTCCGTGCGATCTGTAAGGCCACGGGAAAGGATTGGGGCGAGGTTTATCTCCGGCTGTGCATGCGTGGCTACTTGGACGGCGATTTACCCAATGCAAACGCCTGTTGGGGCGCATATCTGCGGTCCTTAGGCTACCGGAGATACATCATACCGGACACTTGCCCGGACTGTTACACGGTCGGCAGGTTTGCCGATGAGCACCCACGCGGGACATATATTCTCGCCCTCTCTGGGCATGTAGTGTGCGTTCAGGACGGGATCATCTATGACAGCTGGAACAGCGAGAACGAAATCCCGCTTTATTTCTGGGACAAAGAAACGGAGGAATGAACATGGCATATCCCTATTTCAACCCCTATTATCCACAGCCGATGCCGGACAACCTCATGCAGATGCGGCAGATGCAGCAGCCACAGATGCAACCCATGCAGCAGCCTATGTCGCAGCCAGGGCAACAGAACCCCATCGCGCAAGGCGGCGTACAGTGGGTAAGCGGAGAGCAGGAGGCAAGAGGTTATCTCATCGCGCCCAACTCTGCCGTAGCGCTGTGGGATTCCACCGCCCCCACCGTTTACCTCAAGCAGGCAGACGCAAGCGGGAAACCGACGCTCAAGATTTATGACCTCGTAGAACGCACAGAAACGGCCCCTAACGTGCCGCAAAAGCCGGGCGTGGAATTTGTCACCCGCAAGGAGTTTGACGCGCTGGCGGCGCTTGTGGGCGAATTGAAGGGCAAGAAGAAGCGCAAGGAGGACGATGACGATGAATAATCCATTTTTCGGAGCGCTCGGCGGCGGCAACGGCTTTATGCAGATGTTGCAGCAGTTCCAACAGTTTAGGGCGAATTTTCAGGGTAACCCAAAAGCGGAGGTCGACAAGCTTTTGCAATCTGGGGCTATGAGCCAGCAAGAGTTAAACCAACTTCAATCTATGGCAAAACAGTTCGAGCATTTATTCCATTGATCTTATCGTGGCCACGATTTGATAAATAAAATTTATGAAAGGGGAGATAATATGTCTCTTTCCGACGGTGCTCCCATGATGACTATGCCGGTCGCGCCCGCGAACAGCTACGGCGGTGGCATGGGTATGTGGGGCGAAAACTGGATCTGGATTATCGTTCTTTTCCTCTTCGGCTGGGGCCGCAACGGCTGGGGCAACAACGCTGGCAATTCCGGCGGTGTCGTAGACGGCTACGTGCTGACCTCTGATTTTGCCAATGTCGAGCGCAAGATCGACAGCGTAAATCAGGGCCTTTGCGACGGATTTTACCAGCAGGCGCAGCTTGTCAACGGCACCAACATGGCGATGGCAAACGGCTTTGCACAGGCCGAGCTGTCCCGTAGCAACCAGCAAGCGGCGCTGATGCAGCAGCTCAACGCCATGCAGATGCAGGCCGCAAATTGCTGCTGCGAGAATCGCGCGGCTATCGCGCAGGTGCGCTATGACATGGCGGCGCAGGCGTGCGACACGCGCAACACCGTGCAGAACGCGACCCGCGACATCATCGACAACGCTAACAGCAACAGCCGCGCAATCCTCGACTTCCTGACGCAGAGCAAGCTATCTGACCTCCAGGCCGAGAACCAGGGCTTGAAGCTGGCGGCAAGCCAGGCGGCGCAGAACAGTTATCTGGTGTCTCAGCTCCGGCCTTCTCCCATTCCGGCCTACACGGTGCAGAACCCCTATTGCTGCAACCAGTTTGCCTGTTGTGGCTGCTGACAACTGCATAGCGTAGCTTTTCCCTATGTTGGGAAATGGTCGGCCCCGTGCCGATACTAAACAAAAGCGGCGGGGCAATAGCCCTGCCGCTGTATTTTATGAAAGGACTGAAATTATGGCTGAATATGTAAATCCCGGAATCGTGACCGTCCCTGCTGGCCAGAATGTTCCGATGGTCTCCACGGCGGCTTGCGGCAAGCCCTGCATCGTCCACCGCGAGGGCAGTGGACTTGTCACCCTGCGCGGATTGACGCAGCAGTGTAAGGCGCGCTTTAAGGTGAGCTTTGGCGCGAACATCGCCGTCCCCACTGGCGGCACGGTAGGTGCGATCACCACGGCGCTTGCCGTCAACGGCGAAGCACTCAACGGAGCAACGGCGACCGTCACCCCGGCTGCGGTGGAAAACTATTTTAACGTCTACGTCAGCACCATTGTGGAAGTGCCGCGTGGTTGCTGCGTGACCGTTGCAGCAAAGAACACCAGTGCGGAGGCGGTCAGCTTTGCCAATAGCAACCTGACCATCGACCGTGTGAGCTGAGAAAGGAGAACACAATGGGTATGAAATCTATGTATGAACTGCGGGATATGCTCTGCAAGGAGCTGGACGAACTGGCCCGAAAAGGCGAATTGGGTGCGGGTGACCTGGAAATTGCCCACAAACTGACAGCAACCATCAAGAACATCGATAAGATCGAGATGATGGAAGACGGCGGCTATTCCCGCGATGAAGACTATTCTCGCCGCTATTCCCGCGACGGAGACTGGCAGTCGGGCATGCGCGGCGCTTATGACCGTGATATGTCCAATGCGAGACGCGGCACGCATTATGTGCGCGGCCACTATTCCCGTGATGGTGGCATCGACAACATGAAACGCCAGTTGCAGGAAATGCTGGACAACGCCGACGACGAAAGCATCCGCAGAGCCATCCAGCGCTGCATGGACACGATCGAGGACTAAAGGGGGCGCACCCCTATGGTCGACGAGAATGAGGTCAAGCGCTGGATAGCTCGCCTTGAAACAGAAGAATCGAGCTGGACAAACTATGAGAAACTGGCGGCGCTCTACATTATCCGTAACGAGCACGGCGGGGAGCAACTGCAGGCGAAAACGCCCCCAATGCTGTATTCTGCAGAGCCTGCGCCGGCCAAGAAAATAAAACCATCCGGCAGTGAATTTTTGAAAGCGGTTGGGAATGTAGCGCAGGATAGGGCGTGGGAAGTTATGGACGAGCTTATGGACACACTAAAAATCGTCAATGAGAAAGCTTATAACAGCGTCCTAAAAAAACTGACCTAAATCGCTACTACTAACACGTTACTAACAAAGTTAATCTTGGCAAAAATAAAAAAGTCCGGGAACCCTTGAGATTCCTGGACTTTTTTGGTGGAGACTGCTGGACTCGAACCAGTGACCTCCTGCGTGTGAATTATAATCGTTTTGAATATATAGACACAAAAATTAATAAGAATAACAATATTTGTTGCGATTTTGCAACTTTTCGAAGAGCAATTTTGCAAGGGCTTGCCTTGGCTCCCGTCGGTAACTAACAAACTACTAACAAATTTTCGCCTTTTTAACGGCCTGCACCAATTCCTCCGCTGACGTATGGACGTATATATTTGCGGTAGTGGAGTAGTTGGCGTGGCCGAGGATCCTCTGTAGCGTCTCCGGAGCAATCCCCGCTTTTCTCGCCCAGCTCGCATAGGTGTGCCGGGTGGAGTGCGGCGTTTTGCGCTGGATTTTTAATTTTTCCAAAAGCGGGTAATAATCCCGGCGGCGGAAGTTTGCTGGGATTCTTTCCCCAGCATAGCCGGATATGAGCAGTGGGCCAGTAGCCTTATTTGCAAAATAGGCAAAGTATGGGATCCCTTCGGGGCGGATTGGGATGATCCTGTTTCGCCCAGCCTCCGTCTTTTCACCGCCGAACACATAATCTTTGTGATAATCTTTAGCCGGTAGGGAAAACAATTCCCCTATGCGCATTCCTGTGTAAATCAGCATGAGGATAATTTTTGCGGTGTCGCTGCCGTCCGCTTCCAGCTTGCTTATTTCAGCATCGGTAAATGTTTCTTTTTCTTTTTTTGTGTTTTCGGGGAGCTGGACGAATTTTGCAAAATTTGTTGTGATGATTTCCTCGCGCATGGCCCATGTGGACATCTGCGTTATGAGTTGCTTATACTTGGACACAGTGCTATGGGATTTATGCATATGGGCATCCAGTACGCCCTGGAAATCCGCCGTTTTTAAGTCCCGGAACTTCCGGTCGTGCAGCGGCGCAAAAATTTTAAATGCGCCGTCATAGCCTTCTATACCATTTGGCCCTATTTTTTTGTAATGTTCCGCTTTCCAAGCGTCAAACACCTGGGCAAAGGTCATGTTGTACCGCTCCGTTAAATCCTTGCCTGCAAGACGTTCCAGCGCCGCTATAGCATCTTTTTTGGTGGGGTAATATCCTATAATGATTTTTTGCTTTGCAGCCACCCAGGGCCTGCGTCGGCGCCCGGCGAGCTTATACACTGTCCCGGTTCCGTTGGCCCTCCTCATTGCTTTTCCCATTTTTATCCTCCTACCCTATATTTTTATCAGTTTGATGGTGCCTGTAATATCGCAGCGCATTAATCAGCGAAGCAATGATTACACCGACGCCCACCGCAAGCAGAGCAAATAGCATCCAGCCGATTGATGTAATCTGCCCGTTGCGGATAAGCCCTGTGTGCGGGACGCTTGAATCAAACGCCAAATATCCAAATATTATGGATACGGCAATTGACAGCGAAAACGCCAGGATATACACCCAAATTTGCAATACGCGCTCCTTTTTTTCGTGCTTTGCCACTGATTCGGTCAGCTGCTCCATGCCGCCCTCCAAGTGCGCAATGCGTAGGGCTGCGCTATGCTTTGCATCTGCATCGGCCATTGCTCTGTGGGCCTCTGCCAGCTGCTCCTCCGTGGTTGGTCTCTTTACGATACCAAAATACTCATCTATAGACACACCGAGGGCGGCGCATATAAGCCCCATTTTGTATAGGCTTGGATCCTTTGACGACGCAGAAAAGTAATTGCTGATCGTGGACGATGACAGATCTGTTAAATCGGCTAAGTCTTGCGTGGTAAGATGCTGGTCCTCTTTTGCATCTCTGCAAATATCCTGCAAAGTTTTTTCCATTTCTTCCACTCCTACCTTATTTCGGGCAAACCTCTCCGTTTGTTTTTATCTGCTAATCGTATATTATCCGGTTTTTGGATTGACTTGCCAAACAACAAACTGATACTGTGGGTATGCGGCCAAGAGCCAGTGACGGCGATAGGCGGCAAAAAATCCCCACCGTCCGGTGCGGGGGCGGTGGGGACTATATGAAATAATTTTCTATGGCGTTCACTTAATCCCCAATAGCTTGCCGGCTTTTCTTTGCCGCCCCGCCTTTGTTGTAGGAATTCCCGTTGCTTTTGCAATCTTGCGTTTTGCGCTGGTAATTCCAAGCGCACGTTTCCAGCTAAAGGAAAGCCCTGGTATTTTAAAGGAAGATTTTTTAGCCATTTCTAATTATGCTCCTTCTTAAAAAATTTTTTTGTATTGTTGCCCTAAACTGTGCAACAAATGCCATATTTTGACTATAGGTAGATAAACCGAAAGGAGAAATAATGTGGATTGTAAGCAGAAAAGTATAAAGATGGAAATTGTAAGCTGTGAAACGGGAAATAAATGTGATATAATAAAGAATGCAGAGCATATTGCGTTACTTTCTGAGGCGATTTCTTTGGCGAGTAAAATGACCCGCAATCAGTTTGATAAAATTATGGAGGCGATAAAATGAAAATTTGGGCTATCAGTAAAGAAAACGGCTACGAGCGCGAAATCGGCCTTGAGCTGGACGGCGTTGACCGCGAAACAGCCATCAGTGAGCTTTACAAAATTGCCAGGAATCTTTTTTCCGGTGAACTTGATATGTTTTGGAAAGAGGGAGAGCAGGGCAAGGCGACCTTTTAAAGCTACGCTTTACGCTTGCACTCAATTACGGCTTGCAGCTGGTCGGATACTGCTGCGCAATTTGGGCATTCCCTCACGATTAAACGGCTGAGTTCGTCAACCTTTTCCGCCGCTTCTCCCGTGGCTTTTGCGCGATAAATGCCGACGGCGTTGGTAGCGGACTGAAAGTTTGCGGGAGACGGATACTTTGCATATAAGGAAACGGCGGCAACCATCGCATCAAAATCGGAATCGCAAGCGGCCTCTTTCTCGTGCGCCCATATTGCTTTCAGCTTTTCGATTTCTGCTTTTGCTGTCCGCTTAGAAATGTAGACAGACACTCCGGCGGATGCCAAAACAGAAAAGGCGGAAACGCCGATTTCACCCCACGAAATACTCATAATTAATTCTCCAAAGCCCCGCGGGCGGCTTTGATAAAAATCCGCAGGGTTTCCTTATCCATTTTTTTCAAAAGCTCGACAGCTTCTTTCAAATCTTCATCTTCCATTACGCCCTCGATCTCCGGATCGGGGGCTTTTTTTGCGCCCTCCGAAGCTGCGGGGGCGGCTACATCGTCCGGCATAATGTCCTCTACGGAGACACCGAGATATTCGGCAATAGCGGGAAGGCGAACATTTGACGGCTTAGTTTTCCGCGTATTCCATTGGCTATAAATGCTATTTGATAGCCCTAATGCGCGGCTTAAATCGGCTCCATTTTTGCCCTTTTTGCTCAAGTAAAAGTTTATTTTGTCTATAGCGTCCATTTGCACCTCGTGGATATTGTGCAGTTCACCAAAACTAATAAAAACTAATAGAAAGTGGTTGACTTATAACTTCTAATTAGTTATAATAAGAATCGGCGGGAGGCAATACAAAACCAAGCCCCCTGCACTTAGCGGACTGCGGAAAATATTAAGGGTTGCTGGCACTTCCATAATACCACAGTTTGCTAAGTTGTCAAGTAAAACTTAGTTTTTGTTGATTGCGGAGAGGGAAAGCCGCCCTGATGCCGTAACACCCGTATTCAACCTTAAAAACTAAGCAAGAATCAAACTGGAGGTGACAGAATGAGTTTTCGCAGCGCTCGGTTGGCCGCTGGGCTAAGTGTCCGGCAGGTCATCGAGAAACTAAAGGTGACGGATGCGGCGGTTTACATGTGGGAGACCGGCACGCAGGCACCGAGGGCCAGCCGCTTGCCGGAGATCGCCGAGCTGTACGGCTGCACGGTGGACGAGCTGTTGAAGAAGGAGGATGACAAATGATCGAAACCATGACGCTTCACCAGGCATCGAAGTATCTTAGAGATAAAGGCTTGAGCCTTTGTTCTGACACTCTGGCCGACGGCCTGGAGCAGGGCGTGTACCCCTTCGGCGTGTGCATCCGCACCGACCGCAGCCGGGTATTTCAGATTTTTAAAAAGAAACTGGATGCGTGGATTGAGGAGAGAGAGGAGTAAACATGACCAACCAAGAATACAGGGCGCTGGAGGATGCTTTTCTGGCACGGCACGATGCGCTGTGCGAAGATAAGAGCCCGCTGGAGTGCGATTGCCCGGCCTGCCCCTGCAAGGGTATGTGCGATGCGCTTTGCGCATATGACCCGGCGGATCTATAAGCAAGGAGGAGAACGTGAAGGTATTCATTTTGGGAGGTGTGCTGCTCATAGGCGGGGCGATCACTGTTTTTGCAGTACGGCAACGGTACGATGACACCGCCTTCAAACTCTGGTTCGCCGGGGTATCCGCCTCAATATTGGGCTTTGCGCTTTTGGCGTGTGCGGTCGTCGGGACTGCATATGCGCGAAGCAGCGCATAAATGAGTTTCTGCTGCAAAAGGCGTATATCGAGGTCCATGTGACGGAGTGGGACGAGGACCCCTTGCTGGAGATCGGCAAGGTGGATCAAAATCTTTGGCTCTATAAGGCACAACGGGAACGGGAGCGGCTCGGCGAATGGTCGCTCTATCCGGAGGCAGTGCTGGAGCTGGAGCCCATCGAATGAGAACAGGGGGGGAGACGGAATGACGCTGACATGGGCGCTGGCGTATCTGGGAGCCGCAACGGTGAGTTATTGGTTTGTTCGGCTGGTGGACAAGCTGGATAGACCCGGCAAATAGTAAATTGGGAGGAAATCGAGATGAAAGCGTGCAAGGGATTTGATAAAAATTTGAGGTGCCGAGGCTTCCAGTATGAGGTCGGCGGCGAGTACACGGAGGAAACCGCAGAGCTGTGCAATCGCGGACCCCACGCCTGCGAGAACCCGCTGGACACGCTACGCTACTATAGACCTGGCGATAGCCGGTACTGCGAGGTGGAGATTGAGGACAACGGACAGCGTAGCAGCTATGACAGCAAGGTTTGCGGCAAGCATATCAAGATCGGTGCAGAAATCGGGCTAAAAGGCGTTATCAACGCCGGTGTGCGGTTTGTGTTTGACAAGTGCGAGAGCGCAACCGAGGAAAACGCATCCGGTTGGAGGGGCAACGCCGACGCATCGGGTGATAGTGGCAACGCCGCCGCATCCGGTTGGAGTGGCAACGCCGCCGCATCCGGTTGGAGGGGCAACGCCGCCGCATCGGGTGAGAGGGGCAACGCCGCCGCATCGGGTGAGAGGGGCAACGCCGCCGCATCGGGTGAGA